CTGCGCAAATCAAGCTGCAGCCGGCGCGTTTCTTCACCCATCACGCGGGAAGCAGCGCGAGCGCCGCCTTCCGCTTCCAGCTTCATGTATTCCGCGATGTTGCCTTTGACCTGCGCCACAAACTTCATCGGCGGCACATCACCTGCCAGGCGGTTTGTGTAACGTCACGCATGGGCTGGGAAACCACAGTCAATTCCGCCTCATCCGCCAAGATGAAGACATCACCGATGGCCACATCAGGCAGATCAGCCACGGCCACGGAAAGCACATCAGTTGCCTGCACAATGCCGGTGCCGAAGGCCTGTTCCGTCGCGTCTGGCGCGGTGCGGATGGCGCGCAGGGCCACACCTGGCCCGCTGCCACCCGCGTAATAAGTCACCGCCCCCGCCATGTTTGCATCCGCGGCAAGCGCGGCCATGGCGGTAGCAAAGGCGTTCATGATTAAGCCGCGACCGCGTTCGGCCCGCCGAGCTTCACCAGAATGTCAGTATTATCCGCGCCCGCATTGGCAGAAAGGCCCACATGCCAGCCGATGCAGCGATTGCTGGCAGCCGTGGTGGTCACTCGCTTGGCAGTGTCATCCCAGAAAACGCGGGCACCCACAGCAATGCTGCCGGTTGCCTTACGCAGCGTGAACACGCCGCTGGTCTGAATAACCGCAGGCGCGCCAGAAGCGGCATCGGCCAGCACCACGCCAAAAAGATCACCCACCAAAAGGCTTTGCCCCGCGGTAACATTGGCTGGCGCCAAAATGTCGATGGCATAGCCATCCTGCACATAAGTCTTCATCTACAGCACTCCTTCACAGGAAAATGGGGAAGCCCCGGGCGCCCCATGCGCCCAGGGCCATCAAGATTATGCCGGCGCAGCGCCCGCGTTGAAGAAGCCGCCGCGGAAATCCATGGCGCCAACAGCGAAGTCATGCACCACTTCAACCACCGTGCCATCCACACCCATCGGCTGGCCCAGGCGCACCTGCGGCACTTCATTGTCGCCCACGTAGCCGTACACATAGACCGGCGCGGCGGCAGGATCGGCGAACAGATACCAGCGGTTGTTCGGGATATTGGCATCCGACACCACTTCAAAGCGGTTCGCGAAGACGTTCACATTGCCAGGCGCAGAAGGAACCACTGTGGAAGACGCGAACTGCGCCGCCACAAATTCCTGAATGGGCGAACACACCAGATAGCGCGGCTGGATGTTCAGCTTCAGGCCATCAAGGCTGGACTGCGCCTTGATGGCATTGAAGCCAGCCCCAAGAGCCAAGCCAGTGACCGTTGTTCCCGTACCCGCCTTATTGTTGCGCGTGCCGCCAGCGGCAAACACCGCCGCGCTGCCTTCGGCTAAAGTCGGGCCGTCACCAGAAGCGGTGTTCACCACGCCATAGGCCGTGGCGTTTTCCCAATCCGCAATGCGGCGGCCGATCATGGTGCCGAAGTCAGTAAAGGCGCCAAGATCATCATTCACCAGCATCTGGCGCGTGACGGCTACGCCACGCGCATAAGTGGCCGGCGTGATCTGTTCGCGCTTTTCGCTGACAGTGCCGCGCTTGATTTCGCCACCCTCACCCAAAGCCTGCAGGGACGGGAAATCACCCGCCGTCAGGAATGAATGCGCCTTGAAATCATTGAAGCGGCGGCGGGCAAAGAACGCCCGATAAGAAGGGGACGCCAGCGCATAGCCCGCTTCCAGCATTTTATTGCCAGCATTCGCCAGCAGCAGCGGGAAGTCAGACGAAGTGTGGAAAGCGCGAGCGATCAGCGCTTCACGGTCACGGGAAGAAACCCGTTCACCACGCGCCTGCGCCAATTCAATAAGCATATCGGAAGGGCGAAGGCCCGCAAAGTTACGCCACTGACCTTCACCCGCCTTGCTGGCAACAGCCGGCATGTGGCGGGCAGCAATAGCAGTCGCCATGGCGTCAACGATATTGGCGGGGTCTTCATAGGAACGGCCGAATTGGCTGACCGGACCAGGCTTCAGCGCCGGGCGGGCTTCATCGGCCGCCACAATGGCGCCGAACAATTCCGCGCGCAGCCAGGCCGCGTCATGGTCACCGCTGATGGCGCGCGCCTTCAGCGCATTGACCTGCGCTTCATCCAGCCCTTGGGAACGCGCCAGACGGGCGGGTTCTTCCAGGCTTTCGATGCGCGCGCGTTCTTGCGTGCGCACCGCACTGACATCAACCGCCTGGGCGGCAGATGCCACATTATTGTCGCGCGCCTGCTCGGCGCCGGGGACCGTAGTATCGGCCATGTTCTCTCCTTCGCGCCGAGGCGCGTTGTTGCCTTCTGCCGTGGTAGCGGCACCGGCCGCACGCACCTGCGCGCTGGCATCGGCCGGGATAGGGACAAGCGAAATTTCGAACGGGGTCCACTTCTTGGCGGTGCGGACCAGCACATCATCCGGCCCACGCGATTCCTGCCAGTCTTCAGAAGCAACCGCGTAGCCGACAGAGACATTCCGCAGGATGCCATCGCGCACATCATTCAAGATGGGCTGGACTTCATCGCGCGCAGAAAAGCGCACCTGGGCGCGGCCTTCGCCATTGATGATCCAGGCGCGTTCAACCACGCCGATCACATCATTCAGATCATACTGCCCATGTGTATTCAGCAGCGGGGCACCGCCATTCAGCCGGGCCAGGTCCACCGCTTCTTCAGTCATGGCCAGTTCTTCAATGAAAGGCTGGCCACTGCGCCAATCGGTACGGCGCACGCGGGCGCCGGTACTCCACACCAGATCAACCGTGCGGGTATCCGCATTGAAGGTGCTGGGCGCAAAGCGCGCTTCAAGCCGCGGCACTTCCGCAGTTTGCATTTCAGTCATTCGATTTTCCTTCAGGCTTCCGCGGCGTCATTCGCCGCAAGCTGCACCGCCGCGTTTTGCTTGGCATCCTGCGCGCCACCGGATTTGGCGACATAGCGCGGGTCAGTATCCAGAATGACGCCAAGGTCCGCGGCTTTCTTGTTCGCCTTGGCGATCTTCGCCATGACTTCATCGAAGTTCGAACCGAACATGCCAACAGCTTCATCCTGGCTGATGAAGCCAGCGCGCACCTGCGCGATCAGCGCGGCGGTATCCTTGCTGGGGTCCACCATTTCCGGCGCTGGCGGCACATGGAAAGGCGCCAGATAATCGGATGGGAACAGGCCCAAAAGCGCACCCTGAGCATGGAAGCGCCGCGCCACGCGGCTGATCAGCATGGGGACCAGCATGGTATATTGCACTTGTTCCAGCAGCCGGCGGAATTCAATCTTGCCAGCGCGCAAGCTGGAATAATTTGCCTGCGACAGATCACCGGAGACCTGGTCATAAGTCAGGCCCGCGCCAACCGAAATGGCTTCCAAATGGCGCCTGGCGTAACCCGCATGATCGCCGCCGCCCGATGGGTTCACCGTTTCAATGGTGCCGCCGCCGCGCCGGTATAGAATTTGCTGAGGTTCCAGATATTCAACCTTGTTCCCGGAAGCGTCTTGCAACACTTCGCCGGAAACCGATTCTTCGTCATCGCCGGTCACCACCAGGGCAAGGCATGCTTCCACAAAAGCCTTCTTCAGCAGGGCCGATTCGTATTCGCTTAAATCGCGCAACTGCCAAAGGATCGGCGCCAGCCAAGACACATCGCGCAACTGGCCAGGGCGGCGGCGGCGATAAAGGTGGATCAGGTCTTCGGCGGGCACGCGGATGCGCTTGGCATGGGCGCGGCGCAGCAGCGGGAAATCATCATCATCTTCGCGCAGGTGGAAGGCGACCTTGCGGCCCCTTTGGTTGACTTCCACGCCCTGGATAATCCGGTTTCCATTCGGCGCCATGCCGGTGTGGTGCCAATCCAGCCGATCCGCTTCCAGCACCTGCAACGCCAGGCCCACAGGGTTATCGGCGGAAGGGCGCACGCTGCGCATCCAGATCAGGCTTTCGCCGCTTTCCACAACGGCGCGAAAGGCCAAAGCCTGCAGGCCCGCCCAGTCAAGCTCACCTTCAACATCACAGCCGGGGCCAGCCGCCCAATTTGCCCAGGCAGCGGCTTCAGGCGCGGCGCCGGAATTTGAACCTTCTGGCACCTTCCAGGTGGTGGTGATGCCGGTGCCGACCGCATTGGCAACCCACAAATCCACAATGCGGCTGGCATAGGCATTGTTGCGCACCGCATCCCGCGACCTATCGGCAATGGTGCGGATCGCGCCATCCATCGCCTTGCGCGCGGACCCGGTTGGTGCATTCCAATTTGCGCGGCCCGCCGGCTGGCGCGCTGCGGCAAAGGCCGCAGACCTGCCAGAAAGGGTTTTGCGCAGCCGATCAAGCAAGCCCATCAGGAACCACCACCAATGACGGCAATGGTGCGCGCCGGGCGCCGCTGCGTGGTGCTGACGCTGGCGGCGTAAAGCGCACTCAGCGCGCGTTCCATTTCAGCCAGCGTCGCGTATTCCACAGTGCGGTTTTCGAATGTCACCTTGCGCGTGCCGCTGGTATAGGCATCTGCCAGCACGCGCGCGCGCGTCCCGGCAACCTGAGCCAGGGCCCAGGCGAGCGTATCAGCAAACATGCGGTTTATCCTTTACCAGGCGCCACCAGCAGCCCCACCCCAGCCACGCGGACGGAAGGCAGGGCGCGGCGGCGGTGCGGCATGGGCCGGAACGGTAGCGGGTTCATCAACCGGCGCTTCATCCGGCTGATTCTCTTCAAGCGGCGCTTCTTCTTCAGCATCAAGCGCCAAATTCGTCTGCAGCGCGCGGCGGGCGGGCTGCATCAGGGCCAGTTGCAATTCAGCCCGGGCCCATTCAGCTTCCTGCCAGCGTTCAATTCCAAGCAGCGCGGCGGCGGCACGGGCATAAACGCGGCAATCCAGCGCTTCGTTTCTTTCGCGGGTCTTCACCCATTCCTGGCGAAAAACCCCAGCGCGGACTTTATGGCGGCGGATTTCTTCCGAAACCAACTGCCGGCACACTTCTTCGCCGGCCAGGTGTTCCGGCAGAAACACATACCCCGGCGGATAGCCTGCCGCGCTTTCGGCAGTGGGCTTTTCCAACCGCAACTGCCCGTAGAATTCCCCCTTGAGGTGGGATGACCCCACCAGCCAAGGCTTCAACTGGCCAACCCGCTTGCCGCTGCGCCGCACATCCACTTTGCTGCCTGGCGCAATGGCCTGGGGCTGAGCGTCACGGCCCTTCACGGCAATGGCCCGGCGCTGCCCAACTTTCCGAACGAAGGCATAGACCTCGGCCGTGGTGGTGCCGTCACCACTATCCACCGCGGAAAGGCTGATCGGCAGCGCGCCGCCTGCCTCATGCGGGTAGATGGTTTCAAGCGCAGCCGCCACCTGTTCCCAGGTTGCCCAAGCGAAGGGGCTGCCAGCAATGATGATGTGATCCACCAGCCAGCTTTGCCGAAGGCGCCCCCATGCCCAGATGAACAACTCGATTCGGTTGCGCTGAACGTCAATGCCGGCGGTCAGAACCAGACCGCCCTTCGGGACAGTACCAGGCGCCCAGCTTTCGCGGCGGTCATAAAGCCGCTGGAATTCCGGTGCTTCTCCCGCAATGCGCCAGGCGCGGCCCAGCTTTTGCTGGGTGAAGGTTTTCAGGCCTTCGGGATCGTCTTTGACTTCTTCGAATTCGGCGGCCAAATCCGCCCATGAGATCGTCGGGCTATACAGCGCATTGATCGCAAAGCCCGCATGTTCCGTCAGCAATTCAGGTTTCGCATGCACCCATTCGCCCTGCGCCAGCATTGCGGGGCGGTGGATCGGATCAATTCCTGTGCCGCATTCGCTGCAATGGTACTGTGCGGCTTGCGGCTGCCCCTTCGGCCAGCGCAGGCTTTCCCATTCCAGCGTCTGCTTCGTCTGGCAATGCGGGCAGGGCACAAAAAACTTGCCCTGGCTTGAAGCCTCATAAGCTGCAGTGACGCGGCAGGAATCTTCTTCCGCCGGCGTGCTGACCTTCAGGATTTTCTCGCGGCCCGCATAGATGATGGCGCGGGCTTCAAGCTGGCGAACCGGATCACCGCGGCCATCCGCATCCAGCGGATAGTCAGAAACCTCTTCACACAAAAGCACCCGGGCAGATCGCATCTGCAGGTTGGCCGATGAATTGGCGGTCAGAAGCTGCAAATACCCGCCAGGAAACCGCTTGAAGGTGGCGGTGCTTTCCTCACCGGATCGCGCCACCACTTCTTCCACGCGCGCCGCCAAGGCCGGGCTGGCGCTGATCATGGGATCAAGCTTCAGCCGATTATAGCCGCGCATCATGTCAATCGAAGGCAACATCACCAGCACGGGGGCCGGCGTTTCGGCCATGACCTGGCCGATCAGATTTAGCGCAGCCTCAGACCCGCCGATCTGCGCGGATTTCAGGAACGTCACGCGCCTGGCCGGATGGCTGAGCGTCATCACTTCCATGATCTGGCGCAGATAGGGCACCCGATCAGTCTTCCAGCGACCAGGCCAAGGGCTGCCCGATTCGGCGGCCACAATCCGTTCCGCTTCCGCCCATTCCGCCACGTTACGCGGGGGAGCCACGCGGCAAGCGAAGGCTACTGCATTCAGCAGCAGCGCCTCAGCATCACGCGGCGGAGCGGTTGGCAGCATCCTCCATGAATTC